GGGTTTCTCTTTTGCCACCTAAAAAAACATCACTTGCTGATTCTGAACCAACTGGTGAGGACATCAATCCATATCTTAGTGCATCATAAGCATGGTCAAACTTTTGTGTTTTTACATCTTCACCACTTCTTCTTGGGTCTAGTTGTATTGTTGATATTTCTTTCCAAAGGTATTCACAATCTTTGTGAAAATACAATTTTGATTCTCCATACTCATTTTGTTTTAATCTTAAATGTATTTGTTGCTTACCCATGATGCGGTCGTTTTTTGCTGGTAGAAAAAAAACACCATTGTTAATAAATATATCTGCAATACTTTCTACCTGATTTATTTTTGACCAACAAGCTGGGTCACAATATCCTAAAGCAACTTGACAAGGAAAACTTTTTTCAATATCAACAACTTGTTTTGCTACATCTTCAGCACTCATCCTCAAACCCTCATCCATTTTTTTTCCTGTTGTGCCATACCATTCTTTGAAAACTATTATTGTGTCGTTTCTTTGTACTGACCATAAAACACAAAATGGTTTTGCATATCCCCAATCCATTGACCTAATAATTATGTCATCAGCTTGTAACTCAAAATCTTTTATTTTATGTTTTCTTTCATCTAGCTCTTCAAATGCAGAACCTTCAACAACTGACCAATCACCAAATCTTAATCTTCTGTAAGTTCTATCATCACCTGTTGCCTTTAATCTATTTTCATATTGTGGGTCTGTTTCTTTTAGACTTGGGTTATCATCTATTGTTGCTGGAATATATTGTCTTGTAAGTTCAGTATTACTATCTTTATATATTTTATTTGGTTTGCAAATATCTATAAATCTTTTTTTGACCCAAGCAACATTATCACCTGATGGTGTTCCAGTTGCTCTCATGTATTTCGGTAACTCTGGATTAGTAGACCTGATTCTAGAAAACAAATACATATATTGTTCTTCTGTAAAAGAAGTTATCTCATCAAAACAAACAAGATTTAATTGTATTCCTTCCCAATCGTATTTATTGCTTTCATGTTCCATGTGAAATAAATATACTTTTGCTCCAGATGGAAATGTATAAGTTAATTTTTGTTCAGACCAATGCACTTCTGGAATTACTTTTTTATACAATTGCATTGTACGGTCGATAATTCTTCTAAGAGATTTTGTGTTTCTACGAAATATAACTGCTCTAAATTCTGGATGGTAAACCCATCTTAAAGGTAAGACCATGATGGCATCAGATTTACCACCACCATTAGCTCCACCAAAAAGACATTCGTCAACTTTGGTAGATAGAAACTCAGATTGTTTTTTGTGTGGTTTCCATATTGTGGTATTAGTTGATTGCGATTTCTTCAATGTCGTCTTCAGCTACCTCTTGCTCTGTTGGCATCTCGATAACATAATTTGTATGCTCAACTTTTGTAACATTTTCTGACTTGACAACCCAACCTCTATGCTTACCTATACATTGTAAATAAAATTGTATGCTAGGAAAGTGACCATCTTTAATTAGTTCTTTTAGTTTGCTTTCACAGAAATCTATCATTGTTTCTCTTGCTTGGTCAAACTCTAATTTCAGGTCTTCATTGTTTCTTAGTCTTTTATAAAAAGCTTGTGTGGTCACACCAAGTTCTTTACATATGTCAACAACCATACCATTATGTTTTCTGATAGCTTGAATCACTTCATACTTTGAAGTTTTTTTCTTAATCATAGACATACAATTATTATAAGAGCTGATTGTCTTTTGTCTAGTCAAACTACTATTGTCCTTTTTTCTTTTTAACTATTGTCCTTTTTGCTATTGTCTTTTTTCGTTTTTCACTATTGCCTCTTTCTATCAAAGTAATTAATTTATCTTCAATAGATGTTAACAAAGCATAAAACATTTGCTCTGTTCTGTTCATTCTACAATCCCCTTTGAAACTAAAAAGTTTATAAAAAAATAATATGCCTCTTGCCACAAATCTATTTTGTATTTGTCTTGGAATCTTTGCATACCTATTTGATGTAACTCTGTATGCATATCTCTACTTAAAGGCACACAAGTAAAGTGTCTAGCATTTGGCTTTTGTCTGTTTGCACCCATGCCAATAGCATGAAGATGATGTGGGTCTGCTACATGGTTACCAGAAACACAACATTGTTTTTTTCTAATAAAGTCTACATAGTCCAAAGAATGTTCCTCTATAAATTTATTGTTCATTTCAAATCCCCTATTCCAGGTCTTTCCTGCGATAAGTCACCCCACAGATTTGGCATTTTTCTAAAATAATTTTTGCACTTGAACATTCACTTGGATTTACACATTTGTCATCTGGCACTTGTCCTTTTAGTTCTTTTATATTGTTATCGAAATCAGACCTACTAGCTGAACTTGCCATTTCTAGAACTGCTGGTTTTATGTCTGGATTTAATTTTACAACTGGCAATAACCTTACCAATCTTTCGTAAGTTAAAGTTTCTGCTAGTTTAGGATTAGCTTGAACATAACTTGCAAACTCAGCATAAATCTCCATGTCTTGCCTTGCTGTTTCTCTTGCTATACCAATATTGTCTAAAAACTCTGCCCAAGTATGAACCCATCCATCATAACCTTGATAAATTTTGTCAGCTTTTATTTTAGCTAAATACATACCTCTTTCAAGTCTGCCTTTTAATATTGCTAAATTTATATTTGCTAGTCTATCAATGTAAGGTGTAATTTTGTTGAAATTTGATTCTTGTAGTTCTGTGTTAATCTGTGCTTGTGTCATAAATACTCCCAGATAAATTATGTTTTGCTAAAATTACAGTCTCTTTATTTTCATATTTGTTGAGTAAGACCTCTAGTTTTCTTTGATATCTAGGCATAATTTTGCCATCTTTAAACCAAAGTTTATGCATATGTAATGCATCTCTAATTATCTTTACCTCTAGCTCTTTATCTGAAAGTAGAGTATCTTGTACTTCATTCGTTGTCATAATTTACCTTTATTATATATTTTATATTTTACTTTTGCAACTGTTCATATTCTTGTTTTGAAATAATGTAGCCATCAGCATCTCTGTAAACTTCATCATCTGACATATAAACATGACCGCTAACTGTGTTCTTGACCTCGTCATTCCAACCTTCGTTCTTCAACCACTTTTGTGGATAAGGCACAAACTTTTCTTCTCTGGAATGTAACAAAGAATTAAATTTTTCAGCTAATTCATCTGCCGACAACTCGGTGTCTATTGCCACATAAGCTTTGAGTGCAGCTGGTTTTTGTACTTTTCTTCCTTGTAACTTTTTCCAAAATTTATTAAAGTCTTCTAAATCTCTCTTATATATATATTCTTTTTTATTATTATCCTTTATAGTATTATGTACGACCTTTTTGTCATTGGTAGTGCTGACAACTTTGTCTACCCCCTCTGACTCTTTTGTCATAGCAATATACAACTTTCTTTCTGTATTATTGTTAGTAAGTTCTTTTCTTATGTAACCAAACTGTTCTAACTGAGATAATGCTCTTTGAACTGTTCGTTCTGTGGTCTCATAGTTCTTAGCAAAGAAAGTATTGTTAGCCCAGCAATAACCTTCCTTATTTGCCAGAGCTGTTATTTCTGCATACATTAATTTTGCAAAAGATGTAAGTCTTGTATCGTATCTTACTTCTGCTGTTATTACAGCATAATAATTTGGCTTGTTCATTTTGTCTCCCGTTTGGGGGACAGGCAACACTTAGAGGGAAGGTCTAACGTGTGGGCTACCTGTCCACCTAAATTATACTATCTGTTTACCCAATCTTCAAATAGTGCTGCATCAACTAAGACATCATTTCGTGATATTTTTTTACCATTATCAATATGTGCTTTGTTAAACTCAACACTAGCTTTTAAACAACTTTGTCTAACTATGCTTGTTTGGGTATCAGTCATTGGATATTTACTTTGTAACGCTCTTTCTTTTTCATGTGCTACATTGTAATCACCAACTGCTTTATCAATGTCTGCATCCATTTGGTCATTTGATGAAGTAACTGCATTGACATAGTTTCTCTGCACTTTACCATCTGGTGAAGACCAAGGTGTATATTCAACAACTATTTCTGAACCTTTTGGAAATGTCATTGAATCGCTAGACTGTTTATTGTAGTTGTAATAAACATCACCATCATTGACCTTGAATGATTTTTTATCTTCACTCACCCAAGTTAAAACACCAGTCTTAGACTCTTTGTTTACTTTAGCCATAAATTGCTCCTTTGTTTTTTTTTAAGGTTGTAGACCTTCCATTTATAATAATAGCCTATCTATACTCAGAGTCAAGTTGACTTTGGATATTTTTAGTATATATTTACATCATGTCTGGAACGTTACAACAAAAACAAGAGATTATAAATGCACTTCAAAATTATGTATTTCACAATGTTTCACTCAAAGAATCAGCAGATAGATTAGGCATCAGCAAACAACTATTGGCATTTCGCATAGACAAATTATCACCTATCGTACAAAAAGAAATTTACAATCATTTACATGATTTGTTTGACGCTAATTGCAGTTCTTATGGTGATGCTGAAAAAATAAAAATTAAAAGAAAAATCTTTGGTTGGTCACAACAAAAGCTTACTGATAAAATAAATGCTACTTGGGGTGAGTTAGGTATTTCAAAAAGCACTATTGCTGCCATAGAAAGTGGCAGACTTAAACTAAGTAAAAAATACAAAACACATATATTTTATGTTTTGCGCTTAAGTAAAATTACAAACTAGAAGTATAATCTTTACCATTTATCAAACACTCATAACCTTTCTTTTTGTTTGGTATAAACATGTATTGTTCTACACTAAAGAACCCATTAGATTTCTCATATACTATTGTCAGACCTCTTTGTGTATTGTCGAATGGTGAATACAAACCACCAGGCATACGAGACAAGTCTGCAAGACAACCATTTGCCCAACCACCTAAAAGCGAACCATCAAGTTGTGTTGCTATAGTCATGTCAAATCTATGATGATGTCCAAAGATTACATTTCTGTTATAAAAATTTAAGTTAACTTTGGCTATGTGTTGAGGTGTAGCAAAGCCTCGCTTTTCATGTCCATGCATATAATAAAGTTTTTTATTAAGTGTAAAAGGTGAGCTTACATTTCTAATCTTAAACTTTTTAAATTCTAAGATTTCATGTAAGTGCAATCTGTTGGCTAAGAATGGAGCTAGTGCTGCACAACAAGACAAAATCTTTTTTTGCATCCTTTGTTCATGATTACCTTCAAAAAAATAAATTGATGGTCTAGGTGCAATCTTTCTAAGTTTGTTTAACCAAGATACACCTTCAAACAATTCTATTTCTATGTTAGAAGCTGTCAGGTCTGGTGAAAAAGTAGACAACGGATAATAGTCTAATAGGTCACCACCTATAATAATATTGTCAGAATCCCTTAGATTAAGGTCTTTGATAATATCCATAGCCATCCCTAAAGCTTTTTTGTCTTCATAAGGGATATGAATATCCGATATAAATATTGTCTTAGTGAGAGTTTTCTTCCTCATTGTTGACATCCTTCATTAATGACAATTGAAAATTGTAATAATGCTCGTTTATATCTTCAAGTGTATAAAACATTTTTGCTATTATTGCTTTCATATGAGGGTCATTCGAGTAGTTGGTTTGTATATGTAAGTTGAGCTTGAGAAAATTGTCATAAAGTGAGTAGAAGGATTTTTCTAGTGTTAAATCATCCACTACTTTCTCCTTTAAAATAAATTTTGATGACTTTTAATGCATCTCCTTTCTTGACATCATCTGTTGTAAACCTTAACAAATTCCATCCTAAAAGACAAGCATTATTATACTTCTCCATGTCCTTTATAAAAGTTGCTGCACGATTATGTCTTCCATAATTCCAAATGCCACCTTCAATTTCTACTGCAAGTTTGTGTTCTATAAAAGCTAAATCGAATCTCCATTTTCTTGTTTCATGAAATCTATGTTCACGAACTGGGACTGGTAAATCAGATTCTAGTATTTGGTCGAGTAAATATTTTGGATAATCTATTTTTGGTTTCTTGACACGAATTGTTGTTGGCATTGGCTCTTTTGGAGTTCTACCCATTTTTCAAATCCCTCTGCTCTCTTCTCTGCAATTCTATTTGCCTCTGCTTGTGCTTCTGCCATTTTTTCTAATGACCTAGCAATTGTTCTTATAAGCTCTGTGCTACCATTTCCATTTCCATTTTGTTGTTGTTTCATAACAAGCCAAACAATTATCACTAAAGCTGGTGCTTGACTAAGTACAGCAATAAGTTCAGTCTCCATCTAACATCTCCCTGAGAAAACTATTTTGCTGTTGACAGTTTTTTAAATCCATTACAGAATTTATTGCGTCAGTATTTTTTATGCAAAGATATCCCGATATCTCGGTTGGACACTCTACAAACTCTATTTTGCTATATTTTACTTTTTTTGGCAGTTCTCTTTCAAATTTGACAGCTTTAGAGCATGATACAAGCATTATTGCCATCAAAGCAATGGTAAGGTATACCTTTTTACTTAAAGTCCTTATTTGCCCTGTTTCTGGCTTTCTGGTGCGATTTAGCATTATCTACCCTGTCCTCTGTATGCTTTATAGCTACTTTTTCGATTTTTTGACATGGATGAAGTCTTAACACGACTTTTTGTACCTGCAATGGATGTCTTTTTGTCTTTATGCTCATGTAACTTTTCAGACTTATAACTTTTTCTTTTTTGTGCCATTACAGACCTAGTGGATTACCAATCTGCGCTTTTAACTCATCAAGCTTTGCATCCATGACTTCTAATCTTTTATCTAAAATTGCAACTTCTTTTTGTAACTTTTCTACTGTGTCTGAACCAACTGCTGCTGAGACTGCATCAAGTCTATTGTTAAAAACTCCCCATGCATAAAACCCACCACCTATTGTCATGACAACTCCAATTATCATTGCATATTTTTGTAATGTTTCTATCATTATCTACCTCGTAACATATTTAGTTCTTTTTCAAGTATAACTCTTTTTAGGGTTGCTTGTCTAATACGTTCTTGATAAATATATAGAGGGTCGTTTTGTGCAACTTGTACCATTTTGTTTTCTGCATAGATTTGTTTACCACCTAACATTCTTAAGTCTTGATAATCATTGCCCTCATAAATTTTTCTCGGGTCTGTATATGTTTTGTAGTATGAGGATATGTCTGGTTGTTTTGACTCAATAACTTTTGCCGCAATAATATTTGTAGCAGACAATTGTTGCTCTACAGACTTTACTGCTTTTTTTATTTGTTTGTCTATTGCTTGAACAGTTACTTCAACTTTTACTGTTGGTTCATTAACAGATGTTTCTTCAGTTTCAGACTCTTCTAAAACTTCTTCTTCTATTTGTGCTACAGCAGGTTCGCTACTTGTATCTTCTTCTTCTGGTTCTTCTACTATTTCTGGTCCACCAAACACTTGCAGTATCTCCACTTCTTCAAATTCTTCTTCTAGCTCTTGAGCTGTTTCAAGGACTTCGATAAGCTCTTCTTCTTCT